CATCTGGTGCGTTAATAACAACCTTACCGTCTATGACATTGATGGCAGTTAATTTTACGTCTGGAGATGATCCTGGTCCGCCAATAGCTTTATTCGACCAAATGACATTCCAATCTTTATCAATCTTGGTTACAATTACATAAAACTCTCCAGATATATATGCAGTGCAATATGTATAATACGACAAATCGGTATCAAGTATTGCCAATGCCCTACTAGCCGTTGATATTGACTTAACTTTTATTAGAGATAGCGAACTATCAAACTCATGAACACATGCAACTGTGCCACCATGTGCGTCAATATTATAAGATGAACAACAGAAAAGTCCTCCACCAATTCTATGGTGAATGGTTGCCAAGCTCATTCCATTTGGATTTACGTCTTGAGTTTTTACTAAAACTTCGCCGTTTGTAATATTAATCTTATAAAAACTAACTTTATAATTAGAATAATAAAAGTGTTGAATTGCAAACAAATTATCGTCTTCATCTATTAAAATTTCTGTCTTATATGTGCTGGTGGCGTTTTCAATTATCGATGTCCACAGCAATTCTCCATTTTGATCTATTTTTAAAACAACAGTCTTTGTGGACGAATAACGTCCAATAACATATATATTTCCAAGCGAATCAAAAACACTACTATAAACATATATGGTACCAGGAATAATACTTTCAACCTTTTTTGCCCACTGCATGTTTAAATTATCGTCAAAACAAGCTATCCCGTAAGAACTACCGCTCCACGATTCTTGCTTAATTAGTCCGACTATTTTATCACTATGAACATCAATAGAAGTCATATATGCCGTATCACCAGAAATCGTACTAAAAGTTCCAAGTGCAAAAGTTTCAGGTACTAATTTTAACAATTGACCTTCTGAATATATTGGTGATCCATTAACAAACAACTGTCCTACATCATAATTTACAGTTTTAATAATGTTAAATGTCATTTCAAACTGACTAATCATACTTCCATTATCTATTGCAATGACAAACACAGATTCAAATGTATCTCCAGTTGACAATTGATTGTATTTTTCTACAGCATTGTATTCATAAGTTCCATCTTCATTTACAATCATTGTGCAATAATCTTGAGTAATTATTCTGCCAACATTAAGATCACTATTGTTAACTTCACATACAAACAAATCTTCAACATTGTCACATACGGCATAATCAAATACATTTCCACTAAACATGAATTCAGGAACGTCGATAATGGCACTTTCAGATGAAAGATCAAAAAACTCAGATCCATATACTAAATTCTTAAAATATTGATCTGTCGATATTTGCCACACTACCCCTGTCTTAACAACAGAAGGAAATTTAGGAGTAAAAACTCCTGGGAAAATTTCAACTGGAGTTGCCAATCTTCTGTCGTCACTGATTACAAAAATATGGCCATTTTGAGGATTAACGATTGTTGGTTTTGCAACAAGATCGTTCATTTCATAGAACCATCTGCCATCATCATAAACTTCTGGAATGTATTCCAATGCTGTGATTTTTCTTACGTGTTCTGATGATCTTGAAATAGCGATAATTCGATATAATCTAGTTCCAAACTCTCCAACACCAATATTGATAACATCTTCTTTCTCAGGAAGATCTGCAAATAATCTTTCTACAGTTACAGTGTCATAGAAATCTGTGGCAGGAACCGTAAAAGTATTGTGCTGAATATAGTCGCTATCACTTCTTCTTATTTGAATGTTGTAAATTTTACCAAATTCGAATTTGAAATTTCCGTCAAGCTTTAATGTCTTTCTTGAACATGATTCAACTCTACAACCATACTCAAATCTGTTCGTGTCATGTTGTACGGATATTACATCTCCAACAGTGCAAGCTAAAGAATCTAATGCTGCGTCAAACTGTGAAGTTCTAATTAATAATTTATTATAGTTTAATAAAAGCGTTGCGTGTCTTATTGCAAGATCTTTTCTGTCACAAGCGAACAAGGTTATGTCTTGAACAATTTCTTTGTTAGCATTGTTAAACGAATTGTCTCTAAGCTCTACAACCGATGATGTCCAATTCGAATCCTTATCAAAATATCTAACACGAATACAGTTTGCCCTGTCATCATAAGCCAAATAGTTGACTTTGTATGAATCTTTAATCATGTTAGAAACGTTAAAAGTTTGTGTAACCACATCCTCTTTATCCAACACGACGCCAAACTTTAAACCTCTTTGTACAAGCTGCGCACGTCCCATCTCACAAAAATAATTCTTTAACGAGTTAAACGTATCTCGTTGATCTATGTATAGGTTTGTAGTCAAACATTTGACATTGCAAAAGTTTTCCCACTCATCAAATTCACTTCTAAATGTTTTGCTTTCTGCTATTCCAGCACCAGATATATTTTCAGTAAGAAGGAAATATTCTGCGTTTGCAGGATTAGTCAAATCTCTTTCACCAGCAAGTTCAAAAACATGTTTTACTTTTCTTGCAACACATGATACTCTCGGCATTCCTCCTGAAAGCTGTTCTGATGCCTTTATCTTCAGCGCAAGAAGAGACACACCAGGATATGTCAATTGATGATTGATAATCTCTGTTATGCCATCCCAAGATATTTTAGCGCCATATCTTGAATTACCTTCTGGTGGGCCTGAAACTACTTTTATTTTAATTCTATATTGTCCAGGTTCTGGAAATGTAACATTAAACGACTTGCTTATTGCGTTTGTCCCATCACCATTAATCGTCAAAGATATCGGATCAGATGGAGCTAAATTAATAGGAGCCCAACAACTTCCATTTGGCGGAGCAGGGGTGTCTCCAACAGACACAAAACCTGATCCACCAAAAATACTACTTCCAAATGTAGGAAGATGTCTTGCATAATAACTACCATCTGTCGTATAAACATGATATGAAGTACATTTGTAATATACGCCATTAAAATATGCTATTTCATTTGGATCATAAACTCTACCAGACGTGTAATGAGGATAGTTTCTTGGATTCTCAGCCTCTCCATCGTAAACACTCCAATCTGATCCAAGAGTGTTTACATATTGAATTGATAATTCTGCTGATCTATTCTCTACCTCTCCAGTATCATTTGCGTACCATAGTCCCATTGGAGCCGATATGTGCAATTGAACACCGTCAATCGCGTTTCCGCTTGTCTCTCTATCGGTAAATTCTGTTTTATCTAACTTTGCACCGATCTGTTTGTCGGAATAAATTTTATTAAAAAAATCAATTGGCTCTTGTGTATCTGATCCATATCTTTTTTCGATGTCAACATAATCAAAATATGAAACAGGCTGATCATTAACCTCTATTCCATATATTGATTCAACCTGACCCTCGTTAACAGCAAGCAATATGTGCATATAGCTATCGTTGCCGCTTGATTCAACGTGTGATGCGATGATTGGCGGGGTAACTCTTCTCTCTCCAATAAGGATAGGAAGCATTGTTCCCTCTTGGGTCTGATTTCCAAATAATCCCCATCCATATGTCGGAGAAGACTCAAAACTTCCTGCCGATGGAGTATCTATTTTTGGTTGTGGGAATAGAGAGCTTATTAGCATTCCTCCGCCCATCATGATTCCAGCGGAAACCAATCCTGTTATAAACGTTCCTGCGCTTGTTGCAAGAAATGCTTGTCCAAATAACCCACCAACAATCATTGGAGCAGCGTACCATGCTATAGCAGCAACTACAATTGATGCGATAATCATCATTGGATTAGATCCGCCACCTCCGCCACCTTGAGGAATAGGAACAAAAACAACACTGTCGTTCGGAAGAACAAATTGCCGCATGTCTGGATTTTCATATACGCATCCATTTACAGAGGCCACAATCTTTATATTAGGATCTGGTATTGGGAAAAATTCACAAAACAATTCGCCAAGAGTTTGCCGTTTGTAAGGAAGTTCCTCTATTATCCTGTTCTCTTTTATTTTTGGTAAAAACGGATTTAAAACAACCGTAACAAATATTTTACTCATATTTATAGAACCCAATTATTTTGTTTTTGTAAAAAGGATGATCGATCTTGATTACGTGAGAACTCCTGTTTTCAATTGTGTGTATGATTTTCCCATCTCCAATGTATGTACCAAGATGAGTAACCATTGATTTATAATTTGCATCAAATCCATAAAGAACCAAACATGGAGCTTCAGGCTCTTCTATTTTTTTCCATCTATCGTTGCCTAATTGATCTTCAAACTTTTCATTAATATTTTTACTTGCAGTACAATCTATTTTAAAATCTGGAATCCTCTTTTTTAGTTTCTTGTGTACAAGAATAGCAAGGCCCATGCAATCACAACCATTTTTATCTCTTCCGAAATTACGAAACGGTATATTTAATAGATCTTCGGTATTAAACATAAAATGTATTTCCTACGCCTATACCTGGGAATCCTCCAAAATTCGGAGTGTTTGCTAATTCTTTGCATCTACTAAATGTCCTGTTGCAAACAATCTGATCTCCACTGTATTTGCATCTTGGACCTTTGAATCCATTTTTACTTCCATCTATTCCATTAAATCTACATCCTGTTCTAAGCATTCTTTGACCAATCACTATTGTGTATGGATTCATAACGCCAAGAGTGAATGTTACAAGCTTTTCTCCAACCTCTGTACTTTTACAGAAAAACTCCAATTCAATCTCAGGATCATCACTAACAATATTACTATTGACAATGAACAATTTTACAATTGATCCGGTTGCTCCATCTGCTTCATCAACATAATGACCAACGGTTGAATCAATGTTTCCAACTTTAATTGCGAATTGAGTTACTTCGCCTTTTGAAGAGTCTCCTATTTCATCCATCTCAAAATAATAAGCTTGAAATGTTTCCCCTCTCCATATTGTATCTTCTGAATTACTTGAAACCCTTATATAATCGTCTATCTGCGGGATATAAATTTCTAACAATACAATCCATACCCCTGATGAAGACAGAGCGTTTTTTTCTAAATAAGCTGTTGGTGATAAATGAATTGGCATTATAATTCCTCAACTTGAACTTCTACTGAATAATGACCACGGGCCTCAGAAGAAGAAGCTTTCAATTCATCTGTAGAATATATGACTGTGGCATC